GTTTGCGATGACCTCACGCAACGGTTTGGTGCCGATCTTTTTAATAGCGTCGCTAACTGCGCGGTCAACCGCGCCGTCAACCGCGCCGCGAACCGCGCCGTCAACCGCGCCGTCAACCGCGCTGCGAACCGCGCCGCGAACCGCGCTGCGAACCGCGCCGTCAACCGCGCCGTCAACCGCGCCGCGAACCGCGCCGTCAACTGCGTCGTGAACTGCGACGTGAACTGCGAAGCTAACCGCGCCGTCAACCGCGCCGCTAACTGCGTCGACAACTGCGCCGGGCGTTTTCAACTTCTTCGCTTTCTCAATGATGAGCGCAGCCATCGGAGCGGCAAGTGCGAGCACGAGGGGTGAGGAAACCCACACCACATTGCCGTGCCACTTGAGCCCCGCATAGCGATAGCAATCCGCTGCGGCCTGCTCGAATGCGGAACGATCGGCCCGTCCGGTTCGAAGCCAGATCTCGATCCACTTGTCCGCGTGAGCCGCCATCTGAGCTTTGTGCTCATCGGTCAGTGCGTCTATTCTCTGGGGCATGGTCTTTCTTCCCTAATCCGCAACCACTCGGGGCTCGTCCGCATCGGTGTGCTCGACCTGCAGGGGGAGGTCATAGATACCCGGCAGCACTTCGGCGGGGGAGTGTTCCTCGTGCAGCAGCTTGGCGACCGCTCCGACCGCGACCGCATCGTTGCGACCGAGGAAGGACACCCGGCTTTCGGCTTGGAACTGATGCTTGTGTCCCGTCACCTCACCCTCGCGCAGCACGACGGGGACTTGAGCGGGGTCTACCGTTTCGGCATCCCCGGTGCGCACCAGGAGCACGTCGCCCTGGCGCAGTTGGTTCACATCGAGTTTAGTAGTCATGTTCAGATCCTTTCACTGAGGAAACAGTTACATCTGCGGGCAAGCTCACGTCGCCCTCCACACAGTCTGCATGCGTCCGGTGGGACCGGGACGGGTCTGCCCGGTGTCCACGATAAGCTTGGCATTCTTCAGGTCCGACACCCGCTTGCTCACCTGATAGTCGGAGAGTTTCTGCCCGGCAGCGGCGGTGAGCTCCGAGCGCGTCATCGGCCCACGCCTGGCGAGCACAGCATAAAGCCGCGCGGTGAGTGCTTCGGCGCTCCCGTGGATGCTGCGGGCCGCGTCATGGGAGGTCGCAGGGTCCGTGCGACGGGCATGCGGGCGGGGGGAGAGGAAGTCGAGCTGTTTCATATATTCCCCTGCCGTCTGCTCGACTCTAAAGAGCGCCAACACTCGATCACGATCATCTCCCGTTCTCGTTTGGCCTTCAGGCTCTCGAAGTCAACGACGCACCGGAAGTGCTTCTCCCACGCCTCATGCCCCGCCAGCCTCGCCGTCATCTTCCGGTCCTCCACCGTCCCATCGGCTGCCTTGAAGGCGACGGCCTCGGTGTGCTTGGCCATGTACTCGCTGCGTAGCATCTCGCCTTTAAGCTCCGCGTAGCGCTCGTCGGACTCGGCAAGGCGGGTGAGTGCAAGCTCGAGCCGTGTCGCATCGATCAGCATTCGAGGAACCACATGAGGTCAGTCTCGCGATCCACATGGGGATGCTTTGCGGCCTCCAGCACCCGCTTGATCTCGGTGCGAGCGGCGGAGTCGAGCGTGAACCATGCCTCAAGGTACACCTCCTGATCCTTGAGCCCTTCCTCGTGCGCCCGCACGATCTCGGCATCCTCGTGCTCGAGTGCGAGCCTGAACCAGGCGGCAAGGTCGCTTGCGAGCATTAGAACCTCGGCCGGTCGGGTGCAGATGCCAACGCCTTGATCGCCTGCAGGCTCTCATAAGCCCCCTGTGCCCACTTCGTAAGCTCCGAGGGGTCTTGCACCTTGCCCGCACCGATCGCCGCCTGCACGAGCGCACAGCAGTAGATGCGCTCACCCTCGAGCAGAACGACCGAGGCGGTGGGCTGCGGCGTGGGAGCCGGCGCACCCTCCTTCGGCGCAAAGCGCGGAACGGGAGCGGACTTATCCGCGATCCCGCCGACTTTGTTCCAGCCCTGGATGCCGCGCAGGTTATTGTGTTCCCCGAAGGTGTTGTACTCGACCTGCAGCATGTCTCCCACGAGCACGTCGGAGGTATTCGTGCGGCCCTCGAAGTACCACTCGCCGCCGATCTTGAGCTTGCGCGACCCTTTCTGGGTCTGCCCGATCTCCTCGACGCGCCCCTCGATCACCGGATTGGCCATATGAACTCCTGTGCCCACTGCTCGTACTCGTCGAGTTCGGCCCGGAAGTCTGCGAGCAATATCGCATGCCGATTCAAGGCCTCGTCCTCGCGTCGCCATCGTTCGGTCACTTGCGCGTGATGGATTTCAGCCTCGCGGGCTTCGTGCTCATCGGTGCTCACGACGGCTCCCTCTCCTTCGTGTGCAGCGCGATGACGACGGCGCTGCCTGAGGAGATAGTCCCGTATTCCTGATGGGTGCGGTAGCGCTCCAGGCGTGCCCGCTCCTTGATGTTGCGCGCGACGAGCAGCCGCCAGCGTTTGCGCAGGATGGCATCGTAGGCGGCGAGCTGGGGGACCCCGCGATGATCCCCCCAGTACAGGGTGCGGATGGTGACTTTCACTGATCTGCTCCGATCTCATGGGCGATGAAGGCGACGACCCCGCACACGATGAGCGGGGCGGTGATCCACCACCACGAGAGGTGAATGCCGGCGAGTTTCAGGATGAGAGCGGTTGCCGAGCCGGTCACGAGCCATTCTGATGCGGTCATGCGCGTAGTCCTTCGGTGAGCTCGAGGGCAGCAGCCTCGGTGTGGCAGTGGATGATGCCGCGGCCGGTTGTGAGGCAGTAGATCTCCCACACCCTGCGGCCGAGGGCATCGATCACGGGACGGATGCCGAGCTTGGTCACTTCAACCTCCGCGCCTTCTCCTGCTGCTCGCGCCGGTACGACTCGGCCTCCCCGCCGCGGAAGCACTCCCCGTCATCGTAGATGCGGTCGTAGGCGCGCTCCTGGGCGTTGTCGTAGCAAGAGCGGCACACAGGCTCGTCCTGGAAGTTCACGCAGCTGAAGCCCTCCAATGGAGGCTCACAGCCACACTCCACGCACGGGGCATCCGGGCAGGTGGGCTCGTGTTCCTCATCCGACCACGTACCGCAGCACTCGCGCTGAAAGGCCTTCGGGTCATCCGGTGCCAAGGGTCGATCTTGTGTGCTCATGGGTTCCTCCTCACGAAATCCTCGATGTACTCGGCGACGTTCAGCAATCGACGACGGGTGAGGCGCATCTTCACGGCGTTCTCCTGAATGTCACTCTGTGCGTTCATTCCACTTCTCCAGCTTCTCCCGTACCCGGTCCAGCTGATTCGCCTTCTCAAGCAGCCGCTGTGCTCGGGTGCGTGCCTCGCTTGCGGTGAGCTTCAGTTCCGCAATGCGCAGCTCACGCAAGGAAGGGTTGACCTCGGTGGCGTCGACTTCTGTCACCGCTTCGGTGCTCCCAGTACCTTCACGGCGCACTCGATCCCCGCCATCGCCCCTGCGAGGTAGGCGGCGTGCAGTTTGACAGTGTGAGCGGCGATGTGCTGCTCATCACTTGTGTGACGCAGCGACTGTGCAACCGTCTTAAACGCGTAGGCTTCCGCCTTCGCCGCCACCTGCTCCAGAAGCTTTATCATCGTCGGATCGCTCATGTGTGCTCCGGTTGACATGGAGCGAACATTACGCGCCTCGTTAATCGTTGTCAAGCGCCGTGCATTATGATAGCTTACTGCACCATGCCAAACCCCGTCACCTTGCTGCTGAAGGCCGCCGAGCGCGCCGGCAGTCAGAAAGCTCTCGCCGCGCAGATCCCCTGCAGCGAGCCTTATATTGCGATGGTTTTGAACGGGCACCGGGAGCCGGGGCCGAAGGTACTCGAGTTCCTGGGGCTGGAGCGCGTGACGCGAGTCAGCTACCGGCGCAAGAGAAACGGGCAGTGATCGGGCACCCTAGAGCGCTGACCCCTGAGGACTGGGAGATCGTCTTTCACCGTCCGACCCGTGCGAGCTATCGCATCTGCTGGCTGATGCGGGCCTGGGAGAACTTGGAAGATGTGCCCTTAGCAGGGACCGCACGGCACATGGCAGCGCCGGATGCTCCGTGTGACCTTCGGGTATGGGCAGGCCTTGACTGGCGTAAAAAGTCCGCAAGAGCACTTGGGCCTTGATGTAGTCGGAAAACTTCATGGAAATCGGCTGTAGCAAAGTCTATACCTCGTAGATGAAGTCTATATAAGTCTATAGAATCTGTCGACAGGATGAGCGTGACCTTCACGAAGCTCTTTTCCTCGATCACCGAAAGTACCGTGTGGTGCGAGCCCGACCCGGTGAGACTCGCGTGGATCTGCATGTTGGCGATGTCCGACCGCAAAGGCCGAGTCTTCGCCAGTATCCCGGGACTCGCCAACCGCGCCCGAATCTCCGTAGAGGCGGCCGAGGACGCAATCCGGCGCTTCACGTCCCCCGACCCCTACAGCCGCACCCCCGACCACGAAGGGCGCAGGATTGAGCCCATTGACGGGGGATGGCGGCTCCTTAACCACCAGAAGTACCGCGAGCTGCGAGATACCGAAGCTCGGAAAGAGTATCAGAGGGAATGGAAGCGAAGTCGACACGATGTGTCGAAAGTCGACCACAGTCGACCACAGTCGACCCATGCAGAGGCAGATGCATATACAGATACAGAGGAAGATTTAAGAGAAGACTCGCGCACCGAGTTCAATGCGAGTTCTCAACACCTCAACACGGACTCAACAACCTCAACAGCGCCCAACGGCCTAGCGGGGTGTAATGATGCAAGCCCCGAGAGCAAGCAAGAGTTCAAGCGAAGGTTAAAGGCAACAGCCTCAGAACCAACCGGGAGACGCCGCACATGACCCCCCACTGGCTCGTACCGCACTGGGCGGTCTACCTCATCGTCGGCTTCATCGTCGTCGTGCTCGTCATCGTCTTGGGCGGATTCGGGAAGGATTAGCCCCATGACCATCACCCTCGACATCCCCCAGTCCTCCCCCTCCTTCAACCGCCTGAACGGGCAGCACTGGTCAAAGATCGCCAAGGTACGCAAGGAGTGGCGCTGGCTCGTGCGCATCGCACGCCTCAACGCTCAGGTCTTCATCACCCCCCGCTACCCCAAGGCCCACGTCGAGATCGAACGCTTCGGAGCGAAGATCCTGGACCACGACAACTTCGTCGCCGGCTGCAAGGCGCTCCTCGACTGCCTGCGGTACGAGGGCTTCATCGAGGATGACAGCCCCGAGAAGTGCACCTGCCGATATATCCAGCACCGCTCGAAGGTCAAACGAACCCTCATCCGGATAGAATTGACCCGAGAACCCCTCCCTAACGCACCAGGAGACGCTAATGGCTGACTTCAAGAGCACCGTGACCGAAGATGAGCAGAAGGCGAAAGCCGCCCTCACGAGCCTCAATGCCGAGGCAGGCAAGGCCTCCGCCTGGGTCTCCGCCCATCCCGTGACAGTGCTGTGGATCATTGCTATCCTCGCAGCGACCGACCTCTACCTCGCCGTCAAGGCGCTGTGAATTGGGAGAAACCGCTATGCCGAAGATGCCCCCGGGTGGTGAGAATCGAAAGTCCGCAGGCGAAAGCGATGTGAGCAAGGGCTCACAGCCCCAGAAGGTCGCCCAGATCGAACGGGTCGGCGGCAAGGGGGAGGGCGCCCACAGCTTCAACGTGCCCAACCACCCCGAGCACTGCCATGTCTCGGGACCTAAGGGGAGCGCCGACTGATGGCCGCACGGGCCTGGTCGAAGTCCCCACGGCGCTACCCCACCGCCTCCGGCCAACCCCAGGCCCAGCCGAATGTGAAGACGGACGGCGCCAAGCAGGTGGGGCAGCTCAAGGCTTCCACGGGCCGACCCTCCGGCCCCTCGGGACAGGGTGTGAACGGGGTGAGATTCACCTTGGAGGACGCCAATCACGCCTTCTGGGACACCCCGCAGAAGGGTGTGGTCGACTAGCATGCCCGAGCCTCACAAGGGTGAGACGCTGTCGAGCTTCGTCTCGAAGTACATGGGCTCGAAACATGCCCGCAAGAAATTCCCGAGCCAGAAGCAACGCGCCGCGGTGGCTTATTCCGAAGGACGAGCGGCAAAGCTCAAGAAATGAGCGGCAATGCGCTCTTTCTCGTGTGCTCGGTCTGTCTCGGAACCGGGGCTGCCGACTTCGGAGTGAAGCTCGCTGAGCGTCGCAAGCACACCCGCTACACCCCCCGCGTCCCCCGCGACCAGTTCTCCGCCTGGCTCGCCAAGCATTTCCATGAGGGCTCCCCGCCGGATCACTTCCAGCTCGCCCACCTCATCGCCCCTAACTCCGATCAGTCCAAGCTCGAGGGGGCCGTGAAACTCGCCCTCGTGACAGGGTAACGAGTGGAGCTGCTGCTCGGCTGTGGCAACCGCCGCGACAAACGCATCTGTCCTTCCGGCGAACGACTCGAGTGGGATGAACTCGTCACGGTGGACATGGACCCCGCCTGCGCCCCTGACATCGTGCATGACCTCACGCACCGCCCGTGGCCGATCGCCGATAACGCCTGCTCCCAAGTGCACGCATATGACGTTCTCGAGCACTTGGGACGGCAGGGCGATTGGCGCGGCTTCTTCGATGACTTCGCTGAAATCCATCGTATACTCGCACCCAATGGGGTCTTGTTCGCTACCGTTCCCATCAATGCATGGATCTGGGGTGATCCCGGTCACACCCGCTACATCGGACCCGAATCCCTGGTCTTTCTCGACCAATCCCAGTACGAGACACAGGTAGGCAAGTCCCGCATGACCGACTATCGCCACTACTGGAAGGGCGACCTGCGAAAGGTGTGGGAACAAACGAGCGAGGATGCCTACGCTTTCGCATTGCGGTGCGTCAAATGAGTGAGCACGCTACCCTCGAGCACGGGGTGAGAATCGGCAACGAAACCACCCTCACCGGTATCCCCGCACACCTGCATATCCGCCCCCTGCGCGATCACCTCATCGTAGAACCCCTCCCCTTCGAGCCCTCCAAGATCCTCACCACTGTCTATCGCGGCAAAGCCCTGCGCGGCATCGTGCGAGCCGTAGGCCCGGGCTGCTACCCCAAGCGCTACGACGGCCCCAAGGGTAAGCGCACCCGCATGTGGGACTCCAAAGCCTTCCGACCTACCGATGTCAAGGTCGGGGATGTGGTCGAGCTCGGGGGACTCGAGATCGGCGGCTACCTCCACCAGTGCATCCGCTGGGGGGACAAGGAAGTGGTAATGTGCCGAGAGGAAGATGTGGCGATCATCGTGGAATGAGTTACCCCAATGGGTCGTCCTAGCTCCTATAAGCCAGAATACGCTGAGCAAGCAGGCAAGCTGTGCAAGCTAGGCGCTACAGATAAGGAACTTGCTGATTTCTTTGAGGTTACAGAGCAGACCGTCAACAACTGGAAGACCGACTTCCCGTCTTTCTTTGAGTCCTTAAAACGTGGGAAGCACGAGGCCGATGATCGGGTAGAGCACAGTCTTTATCGCAGGGCTCTGGGGTACTCTCACGACGCCGTGAAGATCTTTTGCAGCAAGGAAGGCGATGTGACCAAGGTGGAATACGTTGAGCACTACCCGCCGGACACCGTGGCCTGTATCTTCTGGCTCAAGAACCGTAGGTCGGATGAATGGCGAGACAAGATAGACATTGCCCAATCAGGCATGAGCCGTGAACGCCTCACCGGACTTCTTGAGCTTGTCGAAAGACGACTTGACGAGCTTACGCCAGCATCTAAACAAGAGTCTGAAGACGCTGGACGACGAGAGCAGGCTCACTAGTTACCAGCCCTACCCGAAGCAGGCTGACTTCCATGCGGCCGGGAAGACTCATCGCGAACGCCTGCTCATGGCTGCGAACCAGGTGGGTAAGACGCTCGCTGCAGGCTTCGAGCTCGCCATGCATGCCACCGGACTCTATCCCGATGGCTGGGAGGGTCGACGCTGGAATAGACCCGTGGTTGCGTGGGCTGCTGGAGTCACCGGGGAGTCTACGCGCGACAATCCACAACGCATTCTACTCGGACGCGCCGGACAGCTCGGAACTGGCGCGATCCCTAAGTCTCACCTTGGGGAGATCACTTCATCCCGAGGTCTTGCAGAGGCTGTGGATACAATCCGTGTGCGACATGCATCGGGCGCAATCTCACAGATCCAACTGAAGTCCTACGAGAAGGGACGCGAGAAGTGGCAGGGGGAAACCCTCGATATCGTCTGGTTCGATGAGGAACCCCCGGAGGAGATCTACTTCGAAGGCCTCACCCGCACCAATGCCACGGAAGGCATGACCCTCATCACCTTCACCCCGCTGCTGGGCATGTCCAATGTCGTGCGACGGTTCCTGCTCGAGAAACCCCCGGGCACCCACGTCACCCAGATGACGATTCACGATGCCGCCCACTACACCGATGAGCAACGCGCACAGATCATCGCCACCTACCCCGAGCACGAGCGCAAGGCCCGTACTGAAGGTATCCCGCAGCTCGGCTCGGGTAGAGTATTTCCGATCGATAAAGCCCAGATCCTTGCCCAAGCCTTCGAGATTCCCAAGCACTGGCCCCAGATCGCAGGGGTCGACTTCGGCTGGGATCACCCTTCAGCCGGTGCCAGGCTCGCCTGGGACCGCGATGCCGATATCATCTACGTCATCGCCGAGCACCGCGCCAAAGCACAGACCCCGCTGATGTTCACCGCAGCCGTCAAGGGCTGGGGAGCACTCCCGTGGGCGTGGCCGCACGATGGCAAGGCCTCCGGGGGCAAGTTCGACCAGAAGGACCAGCTACAGCTACAGGAGATCTACAAAGGCCACGGGCTTGCCATGCTCTTCACCCATGCCCAGTTCGAGAACGGAAGCAACGGGGTGGAGGCAGGGGTTGCCGAGATGCTCGAGCGCATGCAGACCGGGCGCTGGAAGGTGTTCAGCCACTTGGGCCAGTGGCTCGAGGAATTCGAGCTCTACCACAGGAAGGACGGACTCATCGTGAAGCTCAACGATGACTTAATCTCCGCCTCGCGCTACGCTTACATGATGCGCCGGTACGCCAACCTGCCCAAGAAGCCCGTAGAGCACTCGGAGGTCTACATCGACTCCGGGGGCAGGCCCGATGGACTGGGCTGGATGGGATAGGGAATGAGCCGATGGCGAATGCCACTGTGAGTTGCAGGAATTCATGCGCTGATGGCCATCGTCACTGAAAGCGACAAAGA